CTGTTGTTGAACATTTAATTTTTTATATCTAGTTACACAACGATTTCCGACCAATTCATACTTAATAATCTGTTTAGTTCCTTCTTCTACTTTTGTTCCAATCTCAGGCGCACCATCGGGAGGGCAAGCTTCTGGGACTGCTTCTGGTACTTCTGGTGCTGGAGGGATTTCTGGCTCTTCGTATCGTTGAGGCTCTTCGTCTTTTATAGGCACAAGCTTATGAGGCTCATAATTAATAGGCTCATAACTTGGTGTCTGTGCAGGACACAAAATCAAATTCCCATCTGGATCGTTATTTAATAAAGCATCATTTTCATTACCTCGCCTTGCTTTAACACAAGGCATTTCAATAACTGGAAACCCTATTGGGATATTGATTGGTACGTTTGGAGTATTAACAACAGGTGAGTAAATTAAATATGTTTTCACAGGTTTAACCCCTATAGAAGGGATCTCAATATCAGAAATCAAAAGCTAGGTAATCCAAATGCTTTTTTCTCTTCGTTCTTTTGTTGTGCAGGACTTAACGCTCCAGTAGGTAAAGCAGGACCAGATAATCCAGGCAATTTAATTGCTCCCATTACCTTTTCCATTGCTTTATCTTGAAGCATTTTTTGATTATCCTCATTAGTTATCCATAAATAACCAAACACCCCGCCACCAGTTATTGCTGCTACAAGCACAAAAGAGATTACACTAATAACATTCAGAATTTTTTGCATGATAAAAGAGGCTATCTTAAAAGCTTTTGCTCATACTAGCTTAATCGTATTTACTGGCTTAATAACCTTAATGCCCTTGTATATGGTTTTAAAACTACAGACTAATAATTCTTACACAACTACAAATCAATTAAACTAAGAAGACCAAGAAGTTGGAGCATCTGCCTTACTTGCTGGAGTTCTTTGGTCGATACATTGTTGTTTGACCGCTGTTTCTTTTTTCGTACATTCTTCCGAACCAAATCTAGTTTTAATCCAATCTGTAACTTGTGTTTTTGTTAGGTCAGCAAAAGGAGTAACACTAGAACCTTTTTCAAAAGATTCCATTCCGTAGTCATAACCTGTAAAACCATCACTAGAAACACAAGTCAGATTCCAATGAACAGCAGTAACAAGGCCATCGTCACTACCTCCAACATTCCTTTCAAGAGGATTTTTACCTTGAAAATCCCATGTAATTGTATAAGTAGGATCAGCCATTAGCTTTTTCTTTTTAGTTTACTCTGTTTCGGTAAAATCAGCAGGAGCATCAGCAACCGTTTCCTCTTCTGGGAGGTATTGCTTATGAATTTTAATTTCTGCCTCTAATTGAACAGCTCTTGTTTCACAATTTCTAGCAACTTGCATTGCTTGAGCATGGTTTTTTTCTAGCTCTTTAGCTTCTTCTTCTAAAGCTTTTATTGCATCAGCAGGATTAATGGTAGTCATAGAAAAATATCAACAATTCAATCTTATACCTATCTGACGACTTTAACTATAGGGTGATGCCCCTAATAGGCTTGTATTCCATTGAGCTTTTAAAGCTGCTTCATCACTTGCTGCATTAATAGCACTATCAGCAGGAGCATCTCTTAATGCTTGTTTTTTACTGACAATGGTAGAAATATCGGCTGATGTCTCTTGTGCTTTTTGAAAATCAACATCTAAAGCCTCTAATTTGCTTTTTCTACTCTTTCTAATATTTGATTTATGTATCTCTTTCGCTTTTGTCATATCTGTTTTTATTGTCTTACTATCTTGAATCCACGCATTTCTAAAAGTTCTATCAGCAGGGACAGTGGAATCTTCAACTATTTCATAAGAAATCCCATCTGGAACGTCTTTAATTGCATTGTTAACATCACCAGTGGGGTGAATGACAGCAACAACTCCGTTTGATTGTGTGTAAATAATTTTGCTCATTTTAATTAATTACTAAAAGCAACAACATTAACTATATCCTTATCCATTACATCTGCTGAGTCAGTAGATTCAAAGACTTTTATATTCATACTACTTGCTGCTTGACTTTGAATATACGCAGTACCATGTCCTGTACCCCCAATAAACGATGATGAACTAACAGTAACTACAGCAGCATAATTAACATCACTAAAATCCGTATCCCAATTTACAACGTAATTACCAGTGCCATTATCGCTAACGCTAGAAACATTGTAATCATCTCTTTTGGTCACAGTCCCTCCTCCATTAAAATTAACCCAAGCTTTAGCCGTTTGAGGATTTCTTAATTCACCTGCAATCAAGACCCTACTATTATTAATTGAAATTCTTTCTACTCTTTGAGTTATAACGCTTATTGTGTTTGCTGCTGATCTACTAAAACCTGTATCAGAATCACCAATCCACGTCAAGCTTGGATGTGTGGTCGTTCCAGTAGAAACTTGTACTTGATTTCTTAGGGTTGAACTACTGCCTCCTGACAGAGTTGATTCTGGACCTCTGTTAATCCTCATAATATCAGTTGTAGCCGCTTGTGTATCAGCTACAGCACTTTCATCTAAACTAAATGCCATGATTGCTGTATCGCCTGTGTTATCTGTATTCACATCTATTCTTCCTGCCTTACCGTTTTGTTCTGGTGTTTGAGAAACGTGGTTAAAACATACATTTGCGTTACCTCCACCATCGTTAACAGTTAGAGCAACGCCAGCACCACCTAAACCCGCAATAACATAACTGGCAGTTTGTATTCTTTGGTTAGTATTTATAGATACGGTTGATTCAACTGAAGTAGCACCAATTGCAATATTCGGAATTTTAATACCATTTGCAATTGTATTAATACTGCCAACACTAACTCCTTCTTTATAGAGAGCAATTAACGCTCCATAGTCGTTACGATTTAAAAAGAGATTAACATTGTTTGATTTTGATATAAATAAAGCAGCTCCATTTGCGGTTTTCTCCATAAACAAACCGCCGTTAGTATTGCCGTAGCCAGGATAGTTAGTAGTTGTATTAAAATAAAAATGACCACCAGAAGATAATCTCATGTGCTCATTAGTATTCGTATGAAAACTCATGCTGTTTTCGGAATGAGCGTATTGAATTTTTCCTATATCTGAATCTGAACTATCTCCAAAGACAACTTGAGTATTTCCTGTTGTAGTTCCTGTTGTAAGAAAGAAATTAGCATCACCTGCTGCACTATGAGCATGTAATACACCTTCAGGACTGTTTTTATTGATACCGCATAACCCTCCTTCCGTTAGCCTCATAACTTCAGCTAAAGCTGCTCCACTTGCTCTTGTGCTAAATGAGATACTGCCATCATCTTTATTTGTAGTATCTGATCCAGCAAGAAATTTAATTACACCAACATCAGTACCATTCCAAAGACCTTTTACTTGAAAAAGACTCCCAGAGCTACTTACATTACTATCACCTTTTAATTGAATAATATTATCTCCTGTGTTTTTTAGTAAGACATGATTCCCCCCTGAAGCACTTGATTCAAGATGCAAAAGTTCAGTAGGAGTTGTCGTTCCAATTCCACACTGACCTTCATCATCTATTGTCATTGCAATTGATGGTGTTGATCCTGAAGTTCTGACGGTTGAAAAGTATAACTGTCCTTTATTTGTATTTGCTTGACCCTTACCTGCTGATATTTTTGCTATTGCTGAACCTTGTGCATAAACACCTGTATTGGCATTATCGTTTGTCTCAAATAGTATTTGTACTAAATCAGTGGTCGTACTATTAGTTCTTGAGCCTCTTAAATGTAATTTACAATCATTGCTACTGTTAGCAGTTGAATGAATATAAACTTCTGGAGTGCTCGCTGATGCAACATCAAATAATCCTAAATTAATAGTTGTCCCAATGCTTACATTTTGATCACTGTCAATATGCATAGCTGTTGAATTGCTTGTCTTTAATTCAAGAGCACCTGCCTGTTGTTGAACTAAATAAAAAGTACCTGTTCCTTTATTTGTTAGTTGTAACTCACCATCTGCCCCTGAAGCTTTAATCAATCGAGCATTATAATCTCCCTCACTAGCAGCAGATATTAGATCAACATAAGAACTATTATTACCACTCCTACCTTTACCTACTTCAATACTAGACGCAGCACTCGTAGCGTCAATTGAAAGAATATGATCACATGTAAGCGTACCATTAACATCTAAGGGTGCATTTGAGACGTTATTAGTGTCGCCAGTAGAAAACCTAGAGTTACCATTATGAAAAAGAGTTGTAGTCCCACTGCCTATGCACTCTAGACCTTTTGTTGTTCCACCTGCTCGTAATATGACGTTGGCAGCAGCGTCAAAATAAGAATTACCTGTATCGTTATGAATTTGAAAATTACTACCAGAATGCCCTATCCAAGCATCACCATTAGTACCTAAAGTAACCTTATTTGAAGTATTTGTTTTATCTCCTAATTTAAGACCTGTTGCATTAATATTACAACTTAAATTCAATGTCTCAGTAGTAGATAATAATGGTTCAAACGAGTCTCCGTCCCAATAATTCCACCTTTTATTTGTGTCATCCCATTGAATAGCGTTTGTTGGAACATTTCTAGCCGTACCCTGTGCATTAGTGAAGCCTCTAAGTTGAGTTAAAGAGGCATCTACGTTATCTCTGATTTCAGTAGGAAATGTTGTGTAATTACTTCCAGTCGTAGGTTTTGAATAATCGGCTGCCATTTTGTGGTGACTACATTTGCTATGTCTTTATATTACTAGGTTCCACGGGCTTGCCATGTAAACTTCCCACTTGTAACTGTATTGCCGTTTGTAGGATTAAAGAATAGAACTTGAAAGGATTTAGGATTTGGTACGTCTTTAAAATCAACTACACATAAAACAGCACTCGTCGTATTTGGAGTAACCGTAACACTTTGGACATCTACATAATCAACATTAAAATATTGCGGCGTTCCGCTTGTATTAAATGAAACACCTCCAGAACTTGAGCCACTACTTGATGCTTGAACAGTAAAAGAATTATCATTTACTTTTGTAATGTAGTATTCACCATCTCCACTATCTGACTGTCCTCCACTTGTAAAATTCAATGTGGCATAACATCCAGTTTCCATGCCATGCAAAGGCTCACTATTATTCATGGTAACAGTAATAGTAGTAGAGGAGACCTGTGAATACGTCCCAGTGTTTTGTAGACGAGCATTTACAATCCCTCTTCCATCAAAAGTATCCTCTATGATATTTCCTTTCCCTACATCATTAAGAATCTTTGTATCTATCTTTAAATTTAAAGATTGTATTTTTCTATATTGACCATCAGTTGAATCAATTGTTGTTCTATATTTTACCCGTTGAAACTGTGTCCCAAATCGGAAATAAGAGTTACCTGTTTGCTCGACTCCATCAGTTGTAAAATCTCCCGAAGCACCTGCTGTTTCAATTTTACCTTTAATAACTGTACTACCACTACCAATCGGATCGCTACCCACTATTCCTGAAATTTTTGTCGAAGCTAATACCGTTCCATAGTTATAAACTTCTTCATAATAACCAGTAGCAGGAGCAGGTTCTAAGTATCCTTCATGACCAGCAGAATTAAATCCTGCCATTGTTGTTTGACTATTAGTTGTAAAATGTTGAGTCCATGTTTCTGTTGTATTAACAGGAATATATGCAACTTTTTTACCTAAAGCAGCATCATCGACAATTAAACAATTAGAGGTAGCATTACTATCTACTTCTGAAGGAGAAGTGTCAAATGTAGAATAGAAATCAGCATTTAAAACAAAATCAGGAGGCTGTGAAACGTTTAGAATATCGTCCTTTACATTTCGATACGTTGTTGTATTTCCAACGACATCAAATGGTCTTATTAAATATCTATAAGTGTTTGCCTTTGTTTCAAACAATAAAGCAAATAGGCTCTTAGTTGTTGTTATAAATGTAGCATTATCCCAAATCTGTTTATCTGTCATTCCATATGTTATATCTGCCTCTACTTGCCTTCTAATTTCGTAATAATCAATGGGTAAGTAGCCGCCACCATAATACCAACGTAGAAGCACATTGTTATCTATAACTTCACTAACAGGTGAACCATTATTCTCTTGACCCCTTGGCTGACCAGGAAGACCAAGTTCAGGGCGAATCCCTGGAGTACCTAAAGCATCTAGATATATAGGGCTTAAATTGCCCGCAGCATCTCTTCTTTGAATATTATAATATCTATTTTCTTCGTAAGGATATAGGACACCTGTCGCTGAAAATACTTTTAGTTTCCAATTGACCTCATCTGAAAAACTTAAACCCTCAACGTAGAAAATTTCATCGATTACTTGTATTTCATTACCATTATCATCCTCTGAATAATAATGACGAGTAATCTTATAATCTTTTACACCTAAATCTCCCTTTGTTCCTTCTCCCCACACCATGTGGATCGTTCTGTTAACAAGCCACCAGTGACTACTTTCTTCATTATCAAGTACAAAAGTAGGTCTACCACCTACATTAATTGTTACAGCTAACGTACCAGTTGCTCCTACAAAATGACTCTTATTAGCCTCACTTTCTTTGATATAAGCAGAACTTAAAGCTTTTACTTGATATGTTTTAGATGTATAATTTACAAATTCACTAAATGATGTTGAATCCGTTTCTGCAATTAAACTACCATCAGAATCATCATAAATTCCATATCTAATAGTTTTTAATGATCCATTAACTTCACCCCAAGATAATGTAATCTTGTCATAACTAAAGCTCTTAGTAATTGTTGGAGCACTAGCATTTGTAATAGCAACTGATATGGTTAATTTATTAGTAGAAGCTTGACCTTCATTAGGGAACGAAGGTGTTATATAAACACCAGCTACTTTATAATTTTGAGTTAATGTTGGGAAATTTGCTTTCGTAACAGGATAAGTAAATTCCGTTCCTTGTATTTGTGCAATCTTAGTATTCCCTCTATAAATACGATACCCAATCAAATCAGGTTGATTATTTTCCTTGACTGGTTCTTCCCAAGATAAAGTAAAAGTATCTAATCCAAACTTAACTGCTCCATTTGTAGGGGCACCAATATCAGGAACTGTAAGAGTTGTTGTTGCTGTAGTCGTGCCACCTCCACCTATATCAACTGCTGTGATTGTATAAGTTCTAGAGGTTCCTATTGAAAAATCTAATGGAGCCTCATATCTATTAATATCTGATTCTATTTCAATAGTTTGTCCAGTAAAGGAAAGTATATAATGACTAATTGCATACGATCCATTCCCGTTGGCTACATGTGTTGAAGGCTTACTCCATTCAACAATTACAGTATTATTTTCAAGCCTAGAAACTAAGCCTTGAACAGCACTAGGCTGAACATAAGTAAAGGTAACCGAGGCAGCATTTGTGCTAAGTCTTCCTCCGTCGTCTCTTGCTTTAATGTAATAAGTAGTATTAACAATAGGAAACTCACCGACAATTACATCAGGAGTTTGTGCCCTTGTGAAATATCCATTATTTCCCCATTCATTTCCTACATTTTCTTTTCTTATTTCATAATTATCAATATCTAAATCTTTAAATTCGACTTGAGGATTAACAGTTTCACCATTATCAAAATCAGGATTAGGCGCGTTTTCTGTCCACGTTAAAATAGGACCAATTAATCTATCTGTAGAAACACTAAACCCAGAGACATCGCCAGGTGGTTGTGTCTTACCTAAACAAGTGTATATTCGCCGCTGGCCTGAAGGTGTTGTGTTCGCACCAGAAAGATGGCGTGGTAACGATTGCTTTCCATTACTTTTAAGGCTATAAACCCGGCAACGAAAAACATCTCCTCCTTTAACGTCTAAAATTTCAAGGTCTAAACCATTAACTTCTGCTTGCTGCCAATTAGTGTTATTTTTTAAAAATTTAATTAAATAAGTATTGACCCCTGGTACTTCATCCCATGTAAATATTAATTTTGCCTTAACTTTTTCACTATTTGATGTCTTATCAGGATCTTGATTAATAGATTCTTTATATAATCTTTCTTTAACCGTTAATGTTTCAGGTCTTTGTGGTTTTTCATCTAAATCTGTTCCATCTCTATAAGTAACATCATTGCCGCCCTCTACATGTGCATAGGCAGATTCATTGTATTCAAGAGCTGTAATTTTAAATTCTGTCCCACTATTTTCTTCTGTAACTGAAACAACACGCCATAAAGTTTGTTGTAAGGTTTCAGAGGAAGTACCACCTGAAGATTCTAAAATCCAAGGGGCATTAACATTAGGAAGTGTATCTACTCCTCCTTGTTGAAAGTTGCCTGATATTCTAATTCGGGCGTAAGAAGTAGGATACTGAATCCAGCTAACAGTTTTTGAATCAACAGACCCGTCAGGCATTAAAACGTGTAAGGTTCTTGTAAATGGACATGTATAAGTAACATTTCCTGAGTTAGTACCAGACGAGCCATAATTAACAGCAAAAGTCGTATTAGTAGGAGCTGGACTCGATAAGATTGTGAAAGTATTATCAACCGCACTGCCTGAAGTGAAATCAAGAGTTATTCTTGATCCCGCTTCATACAAATGATTCGCAGAAGCTGTAACTGTAATTGTTGTCCCTGACTGGGCATAAGTTCCTGTTCCTGTTGTTCTTCCATAAGGTAAATTTGCCGATGTTTCATCAATCGTTAACATATTTGTTGTTACAGTTCTAGTCCTTCCACCTCTTCTTTGACCTGCAATTGTTTTATCAGAAATACCTATTACTGCCCCAGGTCTAACAACTACACCTGCATCAATTGAAGTCTTGAATGTAACTGTTTGAGTTAAATTATTTTCACTAAATCTAATCCAACGAGCCAATCGTGATGCTTGACCTGATGAAGTACAACCAAAGGCATCAACTTCTTTTTTATTAATTCCGTACTTAGTAATCCAAGAATCAGAAGAAATCTGAGAATCAATAGGGTCTTGAACATAGTCAATTGCTCTTTTTTGATTACAAAAATATCTAACAACAACTAAAGTAGCTCTACTTTTTATGTCTGAACCTTCATAAGTAAAACCACCTGCTAATACATTGGAATTATTGAAGATATAACTAACATCAGTAGGTTTATCAATGCTAAGTGTTAAGCCTCCCGCGCTCCAGTAAGGCATTGCCCTCATCGTGGAGCAAATAGACTTAATCAGGTCAAATGCTGGTACTCTTCCATTTATTATTCCGTTAAATGCAAACCTAGGTTCTGTCGATTCACTTGCTCCTTTAACAATTGAACATGTTCCTCCTTTGCTTCTTATATTTAAAGTGCCAGAAGTTGCATTATTTACTTTTCCTCTAACAGTGAAAGTTGTTGAGGTAGGTACTGTTTGAATTTTATACTCCCCAGTTTTTGCTTCGCCTCCCGAAAAATCAAGATTTACAAATACTCCAACGGCAAAGGTGTGAGCACTTGAAGTCGTAACTGTAATAATGCTGCTAGTTGTGCCATTTCCTGCTGCTTGGACATAAGTTGCAGCAACAGGTGAAAAAGTATTTGCGACAGTAAATCTAAATACTTTCTTATTAACAACCCTTATTGAATATGTTCCATTTACAGGGTTTGAATTAACTTGCCCATTTGTAAATGTAACTGTAACTTGATCGCCTCCTTGTAGTTTATGTTCTGAATCAGTATTAATTTGGACAACTCTGCTAGTGCCTGTGAGTTGCTTCCATACTGCACTAGGCAATGTTCCATTATCTCTTCTATCTGAAACTAGTTCGTTAGCATAAAAAGAAGCACTATAGAACGAGTATTTATCAATGTTTACGGTATCACCTGTAAAATTTGCTTTTTCTGCAACCGTTAAAATTTCATCTCCACTTCCGTACCGTTGGGACGTTAAAAGATCATAAAGTATCCAGCTGGGGCATGTTGTGTAAGCTACTTTCCATTGACCGCCCCAACTTCCTGAATATTGCAAAGTACCTGCATTTTTACCTGAAACAATTGGTGTGGCATTCGTTGGGATACGACATTTGATCCCTTTTAACATAAAGGAACGTGCTGGTAAACTTGAAAAATCTTCAGAAGAAACATCAAGACCGACTAATGCTGTATTTGGATAGTTTAAAGAACTATTTACGATCTTTGTATATGAAAACCAGCTAAAGGCATTTATATTTCTGCTATCACCGTCTTCGTTCCATCTAATTAATTTAATCTTTACTTGATTGGAATAAGTTCCTAAATCAATTAAATAGCTCTTTTGGTAAAGATCAAGTGTTCGACCTCTTACTTCATCATTAACGACTGCACCTTCTGACCCTGGTAAAAAACTAGCGTCATCATATGCAATTTGAATTACGACCCTGAATCGTGAACCTTTAATATCTCCAGAATCGGCATAATATTCTAACCGAGGAATTGAAATTGTAATCCTTAATTGATCAATACCTCCACCTGAAAAAGTTTCAACAACACCTGCACGAACACTATTTACTGGAGCTGTATAGTCAACAGGTTTTCCAACTACTACTTCAGTTTCAATTTGTTCATAACCAGGAATGACAGATTGATTTCCTGTTCCATTTCTAATCTCTACTTCTACATTTTCAAAGTTATAATCTTCTTCTTGAATATTATTTGAATCTGCATCAGCAGAAAGAATAGGAGTATCATCTAAAAAAATATCTTTTAACGATGCGTTGTTATAAGCTTCCGTGCCTGGTGTGTGCAGTTCATCGCTGGCTGTAGCAAAACCTTCAATCTCACCTTCTGAAAGAACCTCAAGTATTTTTGCTTGAGCGTTTGAATCAAGATTATCTTTGGTTGTCTTAGGCATTTTTAATCAGTAGGGACATTAGCAACATCAATACCTGCACTAATAACAGATGATCCAATTAATCGTTTTCCATATAGTAAAGGTATAACAACTCCAGCTTTTGAGACATTAGCAGGAGCAGAAAAAGCAAGAGCCTTATCACTTTCTGCATCAGGAGTCTCTGGTACAGGCGTTAACATCTGAGAGACACCACCTAAAGCAAGACTCGCTCCAATCGTAAATAAAGCTTTTGAACCCCAAGTAGTAGCAGCCCATCCAGCTCCTGCAAAAGCACCCCCAAAAGGTACAAATGATAAGCCGATCAATGCTGCACCCATTAAAACACTCCGAAGACCTCTACCGCCTTCACCTCCTACAACTGGCACGATCTTAATAGCTGAATTAGTAGGATAAAACAACTCTTTCGGTTCTAATGCTACATCATCAACAATTACCTTGTAATACCGAGGCCCCATATGAGCTTCTAATTTAGGAAAGTTAGCCATTAGACAACGGACAGCCTCGGCTGCATCAGCAACAACAGCATCAAAAACTGTAAAACCTAAAAAGTCGGCTAATTCTCCATAAACTTTAATTTGACGTGTTTGTGCTATAGACATACCTAACCCTCTTGCCTGTGCATTTTCTTAGCCATTCTCCGTAATCTTCTATACATGAAAGTCTACCTTGAATATGATGCAATATCAGATTTTTTTCCGGCGAAGTAATCACTCCTACATGGTTTAAACCATTACCACAAATATTCATCAAAATCACATCACCTTTTTCTAAACCCTCATCAGGTTTTAACTCTCTAAAATCTAAATCCTTAAAGTAGTGTTCAAAGAAAGGATTGTTTTGAAAATATTCGGGATCTTCTGGACGCTCTCTTGTTTTTAATATGATCCCGAACTCTGCATTGTAATACTCTCTAACTAGCTCCCAACAATCGGCAATCTTCCAAATCCAAGGTTTACCGACCAAACTTTTTTTATAATTCTCAGGCGTGAAATTATTCCATGTTTCTTTTTTAGGGTTGCAGATAAACCACTTTAAACCTGTTCTTGCTGCTGCTATTCGATCCGCTGCACTTGGTATAGGTTCTGTCTTTGGGTGTGAATGAACAACGGCTTCAATAGAGTCATGTCCATATTTATCCTCAATATTGGCCCAATCAGCAGGGTCTAAAATAAATTGATCTTCTTGATCTTTTGCTAGATTTTTACATTTCTCATATCGTAATTTACCTTTAATATTTACAAGCAACCCACACCCTTCATTTGGATAAACTTTTTTAAAATGTTCTAATGCTTGTTCCTTCCACATTAATAAAAACTACCAACACCAGGAAATTCAGAAGGTAGTAACTGTCTTTTAGGTAAAGCTGTATTCACCATGTCAATTGCAGCCGCTAATTCAAACTCACAGACTTCTCTATTTTCTAATGATTTACGTGCCACGATATAAGATTCTTGTGGAAATTCTTGATTTACGTCAGGTGTGCCATAAGGATTATCTCCTGTGAAATTTTCATTAGGTAAATATTTTAATAGTGTCCTTATTCTTACAACTCTTGCCCCTACTAAATCATTACCAGGAGTAACAGCATTAACATCAACCAAGATTGAAGAAAAAGTAGAAAATAAATTACTAACAACAAGCTTAGGTCTTGGTAGTTGCCCTGCTCCGTTGTACTCGAAACCTGAACATTGAATAGGTAATTTTTGATATTCTTTTAACGGATTACCCCAATGAATTTTGTCATAAGCATTGACTCCTGTCGTTACTGCATCAGACATACCCGTAAAATAATAGGTTCCACTGTCTGAGCTTGATGGCGTTCCATGCAAAGAAGAAACCAAAGTCAATTGGAATAACTCAATGATTGAACTAGGATTAACAGATTGTAAATCGCTTACTGGTACTGGCATTATGGTTCAAATACTTGTCTAAATGTAGCTGAAATTGTAACCCTATTTAAATATGGAATTGATTTTTTCCATCCACCATTGACGACAAATTTATAAGCAGTTGATTCACTAGGAGGAGTCCAATCAAAAGAAGCATTGTCATTTGCTCTAGCTGAAAAGAAATCTTCAATCTTATCTCCATCAGCCTTAGAGACGTTCCACCTTAAAGACCATTCTTTTGGATCATTATTAAATGAACCAAACTTTAAACGCTGTTCATAGTTTCCATCATCAAATTTTACTATTCTTGTATCAGGAGCACTTGATCTGGAAGCGTTATAACTAGGTGTTGTAGCACCTGTTGTAGTACTTAAATCAGTATCATTAAAAGTTGCCATAATTAACGGTAAAGTAGTCCTCCAGGGCGTTTTTGTTGCATTAATTCTGATTGTATAGCTTGAGAGATAGCAAGTCCTAATTGTTCAGCCTGCCCTGCATCTCCTTCTACTGACGAACCAGAAGCATCTACATTAACAACCACATTTGACCCTCCCATTTCGTGATTTGGGATTACTGTTCCTGCGGAATCTGGTACGAATAGTTCTGGTCCTCGCTCCCCTACGATTGAAGGTCTTCCTTTAGGTGGTCTACCTCCATTTGCAAACCCAAAGAATTTTTTGGCTCCAGGTATGGGGAGGTTAGATAAAGCAAGGGAAACACCGAAATCTAATAACGCATTACTCATCTTTCTGAATACACTTCCTGCTATCTCTCCTAAAGATTTAGTGCCGTCAATAGCTGCTTGGATTCCCTGCACTAACCCATCCTTTATTGTTGATCCTATATTTTTATAAAGATCATTTAACCTCTGGGTAGCTTTTTCATCCTCCTTCAATAAATATAACTTCTCTAGTTTTGATCTAATAGCCGCTTCATCCTGTATTTCACCATCTTTCTTTATTTCCATTATTTTAGTCTCTATTTCAAATTCCATAGAACTCATACCTATTCCTTTTTCTAATAAAGCTATCTCTTTGTCTATATTCTCAACTCTTTTAGCTTGTATATCTGCAAGTATCTTATCCCCTGCTGCTTTATCCTCCCTAGCGTTTGATTCTTTTTGAGCAGTCTGTACTCCCTCTAAAGCTTCATTCCAAGATCCTACATTTGGATTAGCTTTCATAAGTTCTTTGTCCTCTTTTGTTCTCCATATAGGAGCTTTTTTCCAAGCATCCGCTAATTCCCTTGCTTTTATAACCTCTGGATCTTTAGAAACTTGAGATTGCCTTAGTAAATTTGCCTTAGTCAACTGACCTGTTATAGCCCTACCTATACCCGTATTACCAAAAGCACTAGCAAAAGAAGCTCTCATTTGCGTCATGGCTATCGCAAATTGATTAGCCAGTTCAGTTGTGCCTTTACCAAACCTAGTTAGTGCATCTACTCCCTTTTGACCTACCAGATTAA